CCGGATACGAGCGCACCCGCGAGCTCTTCGGCGCTGCCATCTACGCTGCATTCATGTCCAGCGCCGGCAGCATGAAGTTCCGCGGCAAGACCTTTGACGTGAAGGGCGCGGACGGGCAGGCTATCTGCTCGAAGACGCACCCGGCCAAGGTCAAGGGCGGGCAGCAGTCCAACTGCTTCTCGAACACCTTCAGCGCCGACGCGCTGGGTCTGGTGGAGACCGCCATGCAGAACTTCAAGGGCGACAACGGCGAAGTGCTCGACGTCGCACCCAGCACCATCCTGATCCCGAACGACGCCGCCATGAAGAAGGCTGTGTTCGCAGCCATCGGCGCGGACAAGGAGCCGACCACGGCGAACAACGCGTTCAACTATCAGTACGGTCGCTGGAACGTCATCATCTGGCCGTACCTCAACCAGTTCCTCGCTGCGGGCGGTGACCCCGTGTGGGCGCTCATCGACCCGACCTACAACGAGAACTACGGCGGCGCCGTCTGGAATGACCGCGTCCCGCTGACGGTGCGCACGGTGATCGACGAGAACACCGACGCTGCCAAGTGGAAGGGCCGCGCAAGATTCAACGCGACCGGCAACGACTGGCGCTTCATCGCTGTCGGCGGCGTGACCGGCGGCACTACCCTGAGCTGAGACAACCCACAATCTACCGGTGCCGTGCCTGTTCCCTGCGAGCGGGCACGGCATTGGCAGATAAGCGGAAGGAGGATGGAACATGACAGTGAAAGAGTGCATTGAGTTTACGGACGCAGTCAGGCCAAACGACTTCCCGGCCTTTGCGAAGCTCGCGTGGCTGACGCAGATCGAGGGAAGAATCGCCAGCGAAATCTTCCTGATGGCACCGGCAGAGATCAAGCAGTTTATCTACAAAAGCGCAACAGAAGACGGAGATAAGGAGCTGCTGGTGGATCCACCGTACGATGACATCTACGGCGCCTATCTGACGGCGAAGGTGGATTCCAAGAACGGAGAGTTCAACCGGCTGAGTACGGCCGCGCAGTCTTTCAACCGGCTGTGGGATGAGTTCTCCGCATACATCGGCAACCTGTACAATCCGGCTGCGGGATACTACGGTGAGATCGCGGCGGAGGAGCGCATGGAAGAGGAGGAGAAAGAATTTGAGCTTATGGAATAATCCCCCGTACTACATCACAGCGTACGGGCTTGCCGTGAAGCGCGGCTTTTCCGGGACCGAAGAGCAGTGGCTCGCGAGCCTGCGAGGGGAACCGGGCGCGGACTTTATAATCGAGAGGAGCTTCGACACCTATGCGGAAATGATCAGCTACTACACCAGCACGAGGCCGAAGGGCTTTGTCTTCGTCGGCAGTGAGGACGACTACCTGATCTACTGGTGGGACGCTGTGGAGGAAGAATGGCGCACGGCAGCGTGGCGCGGCAAACAGGGAGATCCGGGCCTGCCGGGAAGCCCGGGAGCTCCGGGAAGTCCGGGAAGTCCGGGAGCTCCGGGCAACGACGGCGTGAGCGTGACCGCATTCGACCTGGTGAGCGGCACGCACGCGCCGGGGACCACCGACCTGTACTATATGAGGCTGTCGAACGGGACCAACATCCCGGTTTACATCTACAACGGCGCAGACGGGCTGGGCTCCGGCGACATGCGGAGAAGCATCTACGACCCGAACGGACGGAACACTGATGTCTTCAAGGCCATCGAGGACGCGGTCAAGGCAGCGGTAACGTCCGTCAACGGACAGCACGGCGATGTCACCATCACCCATGTGGAGCTGGCAGACAACCTGTACAGCCCGGACAACCAGGACATCTACGACGGGTACAAATACCGAACAAGCGGCGGAGCGGCGAGCATCGAAAGCGGCGAGGCTGAGCTGGCAACGGTCTACGGGAACACGGTCGCAGTCGGCAGGACCCCGGAGAGCCTGAGCATCGCCAGCAGCAACGAGGACGTGAAAGCCGGAATCGTCCCGTCCACATGGAAGGACAGCATTCTGGGCGGAACGAGCGGGATCTACGTTTTCACCTATACCGGCGGACAGTGGAAGTACAACAGTGCCAGCATCACCCTGGGAGACTACGGGATTACCGTGGAGGGAACGCCGGCGGCCAACGACACCATCACCGTCACATGGCAGATGGAGGTCAGAGGCACGCTGGCCACAGCAAAGCCGACGAGCTTCCAGAGTCTGGGCCTGAACCAGTTCAATCCGGACAGCGAGCTGACGGACTACAGCATCGACACATCGGGCAACGTGGAAGCAAATGTCGGGACCAGCGTCTGCTGGATCCACGCGGTAGGCGGAAATACCTACACGGTCTACGACAGCCAGAACGGTGTGCTGCGGATCGGACTCTGCGACGAGATCCCAACGACGAGCACCACGGGCATCGAGATCGTGACCTCGAACGTCGGCACCAGCTATGTGGATGTGGACGAGGACTGCTACATCTGCGTGGTCATCACGGATCCCAGCACCCTCTGCGTGCATCCGAAGTGGAGCGGCTACGAGGACGCAACCTACGAAGCCTATGCGGAATCGAACATCACGATCCCGACGGCGGACAAGGACAGTACAGCCCTGCCAACGGCGAGCTACGGTATGCCGAGCGTGGGAGCGGTGAGGGACGAGCTGAGCTTCGACCTGAAGACCTACACCAAGCGGATCGGGCAGATGGCCTACTCGGACGCGAACCTCGCCACGGTGCAGGCCATGGGCGTGGACTACGACTACGACTCGACGAACATCTTCTATGTTCTGACAGAGCCGGTGGTCTATGAGCTGGCCGGCACGGTGAGCGGCGCGTATACGGCGGACGACTTCGGCACCGAGGAGTTCATCGGGACTACGGTTCCTCTCTACGCGCTGAACGTCTACGGCCAGAACCTGCGCGACAAGCTGAGATCCGATGTCGTCACCATCTCCGCACAGAGCCTGACCAAGGCACAGCGGAAACAGTTCCGGGCGAACATCAAAGCACAGGTGGATACCTACGCGGCGACGGCGGGCTGGCACAACAGCTTCTTCCGGGGAAAGGACATCACCGAATACCTGACGGACGGAACACTGTGGAAGCGCGTCGGCGGCACAGACGGCTATGATCTCTTCGAGGATCTGTATGTGGGCGACTACTTCCTGAATAACAGCAAGAAGTACCGAATCGCGGCCTTCGACTACTGGCTGCATAACGGCGACACCGAGTGCACCACGCACCACATCGTCATTGTTCCGGACCACAACATGCTGACGGCGGACGGCAGCACAACGCACTGGATGAACAGCTCCGATACCACGACAGGCGGCTACGTGGGCACCAACTTCTATACCGGCAACGGCAGCAACACGGGCAAAGCCACGTGCCTTGCAGAGGCCGAGGGCGTCTTCGGATCCGCACATATCCTGAGCCACAGGGAATACTTCACCAACGCCGTGACCAGCGGCTATCCCTCTGCAGGCGGCTGGTACGACAGCAAGCTGGACATCATGAACGAGCAGATGGTCTATGGCTGCAAGGTATTCGGGAGCCGGAGCGCCGGATCGACCATCCCTGCGGACTACACCATCGACAAGAGCCAGCTTCCGCTGTTCTCGCTGGCTCCGGAGTTCATCTGCAACCGTGCGAACTGGTGGCTGCGGGATGTCGTTTCGGCGTCGTACTTCGCGTGTGTCGACTACACCGGTTTCTGCTACTTCAACGGCGCTTCGCGCTCGTGGGTCGGGGTGCGGCCGGCTTTCGGAATCAAAGCGTAAGCGAATCTCAAATCCCCGCCCCTCGTGGGCGGGGAGAAAGGAAACATCATGAGCAACGTCCCCAAAGGAAGACAGAAGCAAAGCCGGTTCGAGGCGGAGCATCACTGGTTCCGGCTGCGGGACGAAGTGACCAAGCTGATCCTGGAGGACTTCGGGTTCTCTGAGGAGAAGTACTTAAAGCAGATCGAGAAGTTCCGGGAATGGCACCGCAACGATCCGAACTGCGAGGAGCAGGTGCAGCGCATGGCAATGCGATGCGAGGCGTTCCGGAAGTGGTACATCGACGAGGAAGGCAGAGCCATCCTCCAGCTGATGCGGAACATCGAGCGGGAATTTACCACGGGCAACTCGATCTATCCCTCCGACACACCGGCGCGGCTTATTGAGTTCTTCACCAGACGGCAGCATATCAACCGAGCCATCGGCCTGAGCTACACACTGAAGCAGGAGATCCAGTACGCAATCCGGACGCTGCCGGTGGACATCAACAAGTGCGAGCGCTTCGCCGTCGCCATCGACGAGCAGATCAATCTGTACAAGGGCGTGCGGCAGGCGGACAACCGACTGATCCGGCCGAGGAAGAAAGGCAGAGCGGCACAGGAACTGGACGACATGGACAAGCATGTGGAAGGAATCCTCGACCATCTGACCGGAATCCTCCGGATCCTAAACCGGCTGAGTGAGAGAATCAAACAGGGTGGCTTTTGATCGTGCGAACTGGTGGCTGCGGGATGTCGTTTCGGCGTCGAACTTCGCGAATGTCAACAACAACGGTAACTGCAACTACAACGGCGCTTCGAACTCGTGGGTCGGGGTGCGGCCGGATTTTGGAAGCGCAGGGTAAGACCTCATAAAGGCAGGCGCTTCACCGAAAGGAAAAGCCATCCTTGCCGGAAGGCGAAAAGACAGCGCGAGAGCGGAGCCGCGTGTGCCGGTTTGCCCTATGCGGCGAGTCACGACGAGCCGATGACCGGGGCTTAATCCGAAAGGAAGCACACATCCATGCAGAAGAAACTGGCAGATCTGAACCTTCTCTACGACGGATTCCGGGCGTCCATGAAGGACAGCGCGTGGAAGGAGGAACCGCAGCGGTTCGAGATCAACTTCCTCTCCGAGCTGGTGAGTCTGAAGCAGGAGATGGAGACCGGGACCTACATCACATCACCGGGCATCGAGTTCAAGCTGAACGAGCGGGGCAAGGTGCGGCATATCCACGGGGTGCGGATGCGGGACCGGGTCGTGCGTCACGTGATCTGCGATGAGGAGCTGGGGCCAAAGCTCCGGCCCTTCCTCATCGCGAACAACGCAGCGAGCCAGAAGGGCAAGGGACTGAGCTACGCCAGGAAACGATTCGAGCTGGACCTGCACAACTACTGGCTGAAGTACCGAACCAACGAGGGATACATCGGGCTCGTGGACATCTCGAAGTTCTACGACAACATCCAGCACGAGAAGATCCGGGAGCTTGTGTATCCGAAGATCTCCGAGGAGGCGCGGATCCTGATGGATGAAGTGCTGAGGACCTTCCGGATCGACGTCAGCTACATGACGGATGAAGAGTACGAAGGAAGCATGGAGCGGAAGTTCAACTCCGTGCAATACTACGAGACCATCCCAAAGGAGCTGAGGACCGGAGAAAAGTTCCTCGACAAGTCCGTGAACATCGGGGACCAGGTATCGCAGGACATCGGCGTCTTCTTCCCTACCCGGATCGACAACTACGTGAAGATCGTCCGGGGCCAGAAATGGTACGGCAGGTACATGGACGACATCTATGTGATCTGCCGGGACCGGGAGGAACTGCTGGACATCCTGAAGGGAATCAGCGAGCGGGCGTCGGAGCTGGGTCTATTCATCAACGAGCGGAAGACGCGGATCTGCAGGCTGTCGGAGACCTTCCGGTATCTGCAGATCAAGTACAGCCTGAGCGACACGGGGAAGGTTATCCGGCGGATCAATCCCAAATCCGTCACCAGAGAGCGGCGGAGGATCAAAGCCTACCGGCATCTGATGGACCGGGGCGAGATGAAATATGAAGACATCGAGCAGGCAGTCCGGAGCTGGATGGGCGAGTACGCAAAACTCATGAGCAGGAAACAAATCAAACATATGAAGAGCCTCTACCGGGAGCTCTTCGGAAAGGAACTGAAATGGAAGCAAGCATCACCTTCAAGAGCGGGAAGAAGATTACCGTCGAGGTAAACGGTAACTGCTTCATCAAAAGCAAGAAGCCGACCATCCCTGACGACCTGAGCATGGTCACGGTCCTGTTCGGGGACGGCACGCAGACGGTCTATGAGAACGCGCAGCTCGTGGAGTGCGCGTCCGTGGACGGCAAGTACTGGTTCACCTTCCTGAGCGAGTCGGAGTCCGACAAGATCATCCGGGAGCTGCGGGAGGAGAATGAGATGCTGGAAGGAGCCATCGCCGAGCTGGCTGAGATTATCGGAGGAGGAGAGTAATCATGGTAGCGTTCTATGTAAAACGGATCCGCGAAGGCAAGATGACACTGGACCAGGTGCCGCCACGGTGGCATGACGCGGTGGAAGAAGCGCTGGGCGAATGAACGCAGACACAAGGACGGAGATCACGGAGAAGGTCCACAACATCATGGACATCCTCCGCGAGCATCCGGATGAGGGCCTGAACAGCCTGTGCGAGCGGATGCTGTTCCGGCTGGACATCCTTGCACTGACAGAAAGGGAGGATTGGGAATGAGCAAGTCAACGATATGGTCAAGGCTGAAGGCCAAGGGCCTGACGGACACCGCCTGCGCGGCGGTCATGGGAAACATCCAGCAGGAGTCCGCCTTCCGGCCGAACAACGTGGAGGACCGCAGCGGCATCCAGGACGAGCAGTACACCCGCATGGTGGACGACGGCAGCTACGGTGACAACCGGTTCGTCTATGACGCATACGGCTACGGCCTGTGCCAGTGGACATACTGGAGCCGGAAGCAGGGGCTGCTGAACGCGGCGAAGCGGCAGCACGTTTCCATCGCCGACGAGCAGATGCAGATCGACTGGCTGTGGGAGGAGCTGGGGCAGCCGCCGTACGTCAGCGTAATGAACTGCCTGCTGTCGGGGGCGTCTCTGTATGACATGACGGCCAAGTTCATGCGCACGTTTGAGAACCCGGCAGACCAGTCAGACGGAGCCATCAACTACCGCGTCAGCTGCGCGAAGGCAATCCTTGACGAGTTCTCCGGCACGACGCCGGAGCCGACACCGGGCCCGGATCCGAAGGAGCCGGACACGCCAACCACGCCGTACTGGAAACCGAGGATGCTGTGCGAAGGGATGATGGGCGCGGACGTCAGCGTGCTGCAGGCATTGCTGCAGGCGCACGGATACCAGACGGAGATCACCGGGATCTATGACAACCGGACCAAGGCCATGGTCATGGCCTTCCAGGGCGAGAACGGATTAGCCACGGACGGGATCGCAGGGCCGAAAACTTTCCGGGCACTGGGGGTGAGCGTATGAGCGAGATCCTTGTGGCCGTCATCACCGGCTGCTTCGGGCTGATCGGCAGCGTGATCGTCGCCGTCATCAGTTCGGCATCGACGAAAGCGGCCATCACACACAAGCTGGAAGTGGCACAGGCCGTCACGGACACCAAGCTGGTGGAGCTGACACGGGAGGTCCGGAAGCACAACAACTTCGCCGAGCGGGTTCCCGTGATGGAGGAGAAGATCAAAGTAGCAAATCACCGGATCGAAGATCTGGAAAAAAACAAATGAAAAGGAGAAAACATCATGGAAGAACAGAAAGTCATGGAAGAGGGATTCGAGCGGTATCTGGTCGTATCCATCAGGAGAGGCGCGATGATCGTCAACGCGTCCAGCTATCTGGACGTGCTGGCCGAGCTGAAGGAGAGCGGGATTGACGAGGAGGATGTGATCGTCATCGTCAAGATCGACCTCGTGGAAAAGGAAGAGGAAGAGGAGGAAGAAGCATGAACTTCATGAGCGGGTACATGACCAGCGTACTGAGCGTGATTCTGGTGGCCTTCCTGGGCTACCTGGGCCTGATGGCCAAGCGCCTGTACACCAAGTACATCAACACCGAGATGAAGCAGAGCCTCGTCCGAACGGCGGTACGGTTCGTGGAGCAGGTGTACCGGGACATCCACGGACCCGAGAAGCTGAGAGCGGCGATGGCGAAAGCGTCAGAGCTCCTTGCCAATCAGGGCATCACCATCACGGAGGACGAGCTGATCGCCATGATCGAGGCGGCAGTGAATGAATTTAACAATGCGTTCGGCTGGACCGAGAGCGGCAAGCATCTGCCAGATACAAATACAAAAGGGGCAGATCCCGGCAGCACGGCCACCGAGGAGATCGTCGGAGAGCCGGTCTGGTAAAACACACAGAGGCGGGCAGGGCCAACACCCTGCCCGCACAGGAATAAGGAGAGAAAAGCATGCCGGGAAACTTTCTGAATATCGACAATGAGCTTCCGTCCTTTCGTCCGGATATGAACGAAAAGGAAATGCTGACTGAGATGATGAGCTATATCAGCCAGCTGGTGGAGCAGCTGCGGTATACGCTGAGGAGCCTGGACCAGACAAACTTCAACCGGAAGGCACTGGAAGAAATATCGACCGGCGCTGCCGGCAGCTATGCCGAGCAGATCCAGACGCTGGCCACCGCAGTGAACAGCCTGAACAACAACATGAACGGGTTGTCTGGGCGCATGCAGGGCGTGGAGACATCCGTCAGCAGGCTGCAGGGAGCTGTCCAGGTGGACGCGGAAACCGGCGACATCACCATCGGAGGAGCAGCGGTTCAGGTAGATCTGAACGGTACGACCGTCAATGTCAACGGCGACGAGGTGGATCTGGATACCATCGGGCAGGACATCAGCGGACTGCAGGACGGCGTGGAGGCGCTGCAGGACGGCGTGGAGATTCTGCAGGGGGCCGTCCAGGTGGACGCAGAAACCGGCGACATCACTATCGGCGGAGCCGGCCTGCGCGTAGACATCGACGGCGACGTATACATCAACGGCACGCCGCAGTAAGGAAGGAGCGAAGACGTGAACATCGAGCAGCCGAAATACGCGGATGGGATCCGACAGGCAAAGCAGACCAGATTCCTGGGTTTGAACCACAACAAGGGAGCCGGAGACGGCGAGCTGTACAGCATGAAGAACCTGTGCAGTGACTACTATCCCCTGCTGGCCACACGGCCGAAGCGGAGACTGTACAGAACGCTGACGAAGGGGAACGGGCTGTATGCCTGGGACAAGCTGTGCTGGGTGGACGGAACGGAGTTCTTTTACAACGGCGTGAAGAAGGGCGACGTGACTGACACGCAAAAGAGATTTGCGGCCATCAACGGGTACATCATCATCGCGCCGGACATGAAGTACTACAACGTCAATACCGACGAGTTCGGCAGCATGGAATCGGAGACGACACAGAACGTCAGCTTTCAGGACGGCACGCTGTACGAGGAGCCGGCGGTGCAGAACACGATCAAGGCTGCGGGCGTGAACTGGGCGGATTATTTCCGGGAGGGCGACGCCATCACCATCACAGGCTCCACATCCAACGACACCAGCATCATCATCCGGGAGATCGCCGGGGACGAGATGCACTTCTACGAGTACAGCTTCACGAACGAGAGCGGAACGAACGTGAACTTCAAGCGCAGCGTCCCGGATCTGGCTATCGTCTTTGAGAACGAAAACCGGTTATGGGGCTGCCAGGGCGGGACCATCTATGTAAGCAAGCTGGGAGACCCCTTCAACTTCAACGTCTTCGACGGACTGGACACGGACAGCTTCGCGGTGGAGGCGGGAAGCGCGGGGAACTTCAGCGGGGGCATCGCCTTCCGAGGCTACCCGACCTTCTCAAAGGAGCAGAGGATCTACCGGATGTACGGCAGCACGCCGTCCAACTTCGAGATTCTGGGCAGCGCCACGCTGGGCGTGGCGGAAGGCAGCGGAGACAGCATGGCCGTCGCAGGAGAGTCACTGCTATATCTGAACCGGAACGGCATCTGCATGTACAAGGGCGGGCTTCCGGCACCGGTGAACAGGGCTTTCGGAAACGAGAGGTACAGAAACGCCGTCGCCGGCAGCGATGGCCTGAAGTACTACGTCAGCATGGAAGACATGAGCGGCTGCAGCCATCTGTTTGTGTACGACACACAGAAGGGGCTGTGGCACGAGGAAGACGATACGAAGATCACGCACTTCGCTTTCTCGGAGGGGAACCTGTACTTTCTCAACGACAAGGGCGAGATCTGGATCACGGGAAGCATCCAGGATCCGCCGGAGAGCACAGAGGAAAAGGACTTTGAGTGGGAGGCGGAGTTCACAGACTTTACGGATGATAGTCCGAATGAAAAGCACATGGCGAAGATCATCATCCGTCTGGAGCTGGACGAGGGAGCAGAGTGCAGCGTATGGATGCAGGCGGACAGCAGCGGAGAATGGCGCCAGACGAACCCGGCGGAAATCACGGAAGAGAAGAAGAGGAGTTATTATCTGGCAATCCTGCCGGTGAGAGCGGATCATTACCGGCTGAAGCTGACAGGCAAGGGCGGGTGCAGAGTGTACAGCCTGACGAGGGAGATCAGCATCGGCAGCGCGTTCTCAAGGCAGCCGGTTAACAAGTGAGGAGGACGAAATGGCATACACTTACAATGACTTTGTGACAGCGGCGACGAACGCCGGCATGATGGACCAATTCGATACCAACGACATCGACATGGCAAAGAAATACCCGGAGTACGGCCTGAGCATGGTAAGCCTGAAACGGGACCTCGGCAATGCGAAAACCAACGAGCAGCAGCTGCTGGCCAACGAGGCCA